GGGTGCAACATCGGGGGCAACATCGGGGGCAACATCGGGGACAACATCGGGGACAACATCGGGGACAACATCGGGGGCAACTATGAACGTCCTTGTTATTATGCAAATACGGGAGACTATGGATGGGTTGCATTTTACGATTATTTTGAATTGTTAAATCATTTTACAGAATATGATTGGCGCAATTTCAATCATTTTAAAGGCCTTCTTCAATCTGGAATATATGAGTTATTAACATTTGAAAATATATGCATAGTTTGTAGAAAGCCTATAGTAAAACAAGATGGCAATAATAGATTACATTGCGACAATAGATCTGCTGTAGTTTTTAAGGATGGTTTTGAGATGTATTTCTGGCATGGAATATATGTTCCTGATCGATGGATTAATGATAGAAAGTCAATAACAAAAGAGGACATAATAAAAGAAACTAATGCGGAAAAGCGCAGGTGTTTACAAGAAATTCTTGGAAGCCGATTTGCAGAAGTTTTAAATATATGTGTTATAGACAAAGATATTGATCAATATGGATTTCCGATTGAGTTATGCAGAACCAATGAAAAGGACAATTTAATTAATGATTATATTTATTTTCTTCATGTAGTCTGTAATTCAACAAAAAGAGAATATTTTCTATGTGTTCCGAAAAGCAACAATTGCTGGGAAGCTAAAGCATGGACTTTTAGAAATAAAAAAATAGAAATCCGACACGGAGACTGCGGTCTACTTAATATAAAACAAGAGTTTTTACAACCTATTTATGAATCATAAATAATAAAAAAAATGAAAAGAGATTTAACAAAGAGAATTTCTCGAATAATAGTTCGGGGCGAAGTAAGTGATCATAGCCACATAATAACAGGCAAATGTGAAATTATTGATCGGAATAATGAAGTAATTATCAAAGCTGGCAAAAACTGTGCAATCAAGCATCTGATTGAATCCGTATTTGTTGAGCAAGGTATTGAGAAATGGACTGGTGAACATACCGATATACAACTTCAGGAAGGTGAGTCGTACAAGTTTGTTCAGCAAGTTGAATATAACCCTTATGAAAAATTGATTCAAAATGTAAGGGATTGATAAATAAAAATCAAATATTAAACATTTTAAATCAATAATAATGGGAAAGGTGATTATTAAAACATGTGTTAAAAAAGAAACTTCAAAAGGTATTTTTTACACAATCGAACTTTCCGATGGTAGAAAGGGAATTAGTTCAGAGGATTTGACATCTAAGATAGGGTTTGAATTGGAACTAGAAATAAAAGAAGGCAAACCTTACGAGGGTGTGATGCAATATTACTTTAACACGCCTAAAGAAAATAAAAACGGAGGCAAGTTTTTCGCAAAAGACTGGACCTTTAATAAAAGGCAGTTATCATTGGAATTAGCTATATCTTCAATTAAACTTACCGACCAGAAAGTATCTACAGAGAATATTTTGGCATTATCTGAAAAATATTATGAATATCTAAATAAAAAGTAATATGCAAAAATTCATTGATGAACTTGCCAATAAGATAGTCATTCCAGATGAGCACTGGTATGAATCAAAAAGAAATCCGGGTAATTGGCTTCCCTCAGTAACAACACTGCTAGATGCCTATCCAAAAGGCGCAGCATATATTTTATGGTTAAAAAATGTAGGTCAAAACGCATCACAGATTTTAAAGGAAGCAGGCGAAATAGGAAGCAATGTTCATGCCGCAATAGATCAGTATGTAAAAGCTGGCTACCTAAGTTATTTAAGCGATGAAAAACGAGAGCTATGGAAGTGGGAGGAGTGGGAGTTAATCTGTAAAGCAATGGAGTTTTTTACCATTTATAAGCCTCAAATTATAGTTCACGAATTTTCATTTGCATCTGATGAGCTTGGATACGGAGGAACTATTGATATGATTTGTGAGATAAATAATGAAACATGGCTTATTGATTATAAATCTGGAAATGGTATATATGAAAGTCATTTTTTACAAATTTCAGCTTATAAAAAGGCATGGGAGTTATTAAATCCTCAATATCCAATACAAAAAACAGGCATTTTGCACTTAAGGGCACAAACAAGAAAAGAAATTAGCGGCTGTATCCAGGGAAAGGGATGGAAGCTTGAGCAATCAGACAATAGTCCAGAAAATGATTTTGAATACTTTCAATATTGTCAAAAATTATGGTGGAGAGCAAACAAAAATGCCAGACCTAAAATATTGGAATATCCATTAAGTTTTAGAAAAGAATTAGAAAATCAATGAAATTATTAATATCTATAATCATATTACTTCTATCTATAGCATGTACGCTATGTTGGAAGATAGCAAAAATTAAAGCTAGAATAAGAAAGTAGATACTAGTGTTTTCAATAATAGAAGCAAGTTTGCCGAAAAGGATATTAAAGAAATTAGAGAGACTTACGCCAATGGCGGTATTTCTATGAAAAATCTTGCCATAAAACATAAAACATGCAAAGGATACATAAGCGCTATAATTAATCACAAAAGCTGGAAGTAATGTTGATAATACCTTCAAATTTAGAAAGCCTTAATACACTTAAAGACGGTACAATAAAACTTGTTTTTGAAACACAGGAATTGAGGCCTGAAGACGTTGGAGTTTTATTTAGTTATCGAAACAAATTAGGCTTTTTAATATTTAAACCTGAAACTTTTGACAAGGATCAATTAGCCTTAATCGAGAAACTAAAAGTCGAAGAAATACCCGGCCAAAAATCAAACGCCCAAAGAATGAGAAATATTCTTTATCGTTTGTGGCAGGAAGATTCATTGGGTTATGCTGATTTCAATTTATACTACGAATATAGAATGAATGACTTATGCGATATACTTAAGACTGAGTTTAAAAATAAGAAGCTATGAGCTACACTTATAAACTTGCATCTTATTCTTTCACTTGTCCGGTAACAGGAACAAAAGTTTACAAAGGCGATAATGTTGCAATTGATCCTAAAACCGGAAAACACATAAGTATTGAAGCGTTAAAATTAATAGAAGATGAAAAGCAATGAATTTTATAAATTAACTGCCTGGAAGTATTTTTCAAGATATGTTCTTTTATTTCATTCTCAAGATGGAATTACAGTTAGGTGCTTTACTTCAGGAAAAGAACTTAGATTGAACAATAGGGAGTGTTGCGCCGGGCATTGGATTAAAGTTTTTGATTCTAGCAATAGGACAAATTTTGCAACAGCATTTGAATTCAACAACTGTTATCCACAGAGCAACTATGATAATAGATTTCTGAATGGTAGACCCGATAAAATGCAAATGGAAATCATCAAGCTTCACGGATTAAAGGAATCAGAAAGATTGATTCAGCTTTCAAAAAGACCTTTTAAGCTAGATAAATCAACATTAGATTGTATAGTAGACGAATATAAGTTAAAGTTTAATGAGCTTATAAAAATCAAAGGCAATCCGTGGAAAATGATAAATAATTAAAATAAAGATTACATGTTGGAGTTTATGAAATTTGTTGCTCCACGAATTAGGATTAATGGGAGAAAAAGAAAGAGAGCATTATACAAATGTTCTTGTGGTGAATTTTATGAGGCTGATTGGAGTTATGTTAATACAGGAAAAACGTTTAGATGTTTAAAATGTTCGATAAAATCTAGTGCGGAAAGGAAAATAAAACATTTATTGATAGAGCATCCATTATACAGGAAATGGCAAGATATGAAAAATAGGTGTTATAATAAAAATGTTGATCGTTATAAAAATTACGGTAAGAGAGGTATTGTTGTTTGTGGTGAATGGATTCATGATTTTTATTCTTTTTATAATTGGTGTATAAACAACGGATGGACTAATGGATTGCAAATTGACAGAATAAACGTAGACGGCAATTACGATCCTAGCAATTGTAGGATAATCAATTTTATTGAACAGGGATTTAATAAAACCAATACAGTATATATTCAATATAAAGACATGAAATATCCACTTGCTAAATTTTTATTTGAAAATAATGCAATGGATAAGTATTATATGATATATAATGGAATTAAACGGTACGGAAAATCAATTGAATACTATATAGAAAAATATAATATACAGATTATTGAGATTTATAAGTCTAAAAATAAATAAAAATGAATATGGAATTAAATAGAAAGTTTGATACAGAAAAAGAATCAGAATTTATTCGTGCATTTTTAATTGAAAGAATGAAATATTTAAAATTAAATACAATTGACACCTTAATAGGTAAATATCAAGGTTATTTAAGCAAATTTATAAAAAGAGAAATACTAACCATGAACCCGTCTATAATTAAAAAACTGGTTGAGATTTTGATAAAATTTGGATACAATAAACCATACAAAAAAGAAATTTCTGTTGATCATATTAAAAATGTTGTCTGTAATTATTTTAATACTACTCCAGAAAATATTGATAAACCAATAAGGAAGCGTGAAACAGTTCAGGTAAGACAAATTGCAATGTATTTTTCAAAAAGCCTTACCAATGTTCCCTTGAAATTATAGGGTCTAAAATAGGCGGAAAGGATCATGCTACTGTTTTGCACGCCTATAAAACAGTAGGCAATTTATGCGATACTGATAAAGAATTTAAAGCTCATGTTGATGAAATAGAAAGAAAATTAAAATGAAAAATACAACTAGCCAGCCGAAATTTGATGAATGTTTTTATTGCGGAAAGCCTTTCCCGAAAAACAAGAAAAATATTTGTATTCATTGTGGAACAAAAAATGAAACTAGAAAATCATGAAAAAAGAATTAAAATTTATATTATTTCTATTACTTATTCTTTTATGTATTTTTTTATCAAAAATGCTTAAAGAGCAAAAAGAGTGTATTAGGAAGTCTGAATTTTTACAATTAATAAAATGAGAATAATAATACTATCAATTATTTTATTAACAATGAATATTAAAATAATAGCGCAAAATAAACTTTATTCTATCCAAATTCAATCTAGGAATAGTATAGTGGATGCTTGTATCGATTTAGGGCTAGATAATGCAAAAATAGATATTATAAATTCGATTGCGTTTAGGGAATCTTCATTCAGGCTAAATGCTTTTAATTATATAGACAGTAGTGCCGGGATGTTTGGTGAAACACCAATATTCGTAAGAGATGTAAGTAGGATTTCAAAGAAAAAATATAATTATAAAGATAGATATAATCTAAGAAAATCAATTGAAATGCTTAAAATTTATTTGGATTACTATACCGACTGGAATCTAAGAAATGTATGTATTATGTGGCATAGAAGTCGAATTAGGCAGGAAAATATTGATTATTATAATTTAATAATTAGCGAAATTAAAATAGCAAGAAATTAAACATTAAGATTTTTTATTTTAAAATATGGCTGAAGATAAACATTCATTTATTTTGTATTCAGATATTATTCATACAGTTAGTAAGCTAACAGATGTTGATGCAGGGCAATTATTTAAACATCTGTTAGCATATGTTAACGACATGGATCCGGAGGCAAAAAGTACGATCGTCGAGATAGCATTTGAACCGATTAAGCAGTCTCTAAAGAGGGATTTAATAAAATATGAAAGAATACGTGAAAAGCGCAGAAATGCTGGCATTGAGAGTGCGAAAAAACGTCAGCAAATGTTAACACATGTTAAAAGTGTTGAACAAATGCCAACAAATTCAACCGTAATTGATAGTGTTATTGTAATAAATATTATTAACTATCTAAATCAAAAGACAGGAAAAAAATTTAAATCTAATTCAGAAAAAACATTAAGATTTATTTCAGCAAGGCTGAATGATGGATATAGTTTAGATGATTTTAAAAAGGTAATTGATATAAAATGCAGTAAATGGCTTAATGATTCAAAAATGATTGAATACCTGAGGCCTGAAACATTATTTGGAACAAAATTTGAATCCTATTTAAACGAATCTCCTTCAATTAATCCAGAAAGACGTCCAACATGCTAAAGATACTCAGTTTAAATACTAAAATAGTTTACGATATTCAAGCTCATAAACCGGGTGAGAACCAAATGCCATGTCCAGAATGTTCGCAAAACAGGAAACATGGAAATAAAAAAAAGAAAATATTTTCATGGAATAACACAAAAAAGACTGGAAATTGCGTCCATTGTGGGGCTTCATTTGTTGAATTTAAGCCTTTTAAAGAGCAAAAAGAATACAAAGCTCCTAATTGGAAAAACATTACATTTTTATCAGACAAAGCGGTAAAATGGTTTAATGGCAGAATGATTTCTCAATCTACTTTGAATAAGTTAAAAATATACACTGATACGGAATACATGCCGCAGTTTGAAAAAGAAATTGAAGTTATTTGTTTTCCCTATTTTAAAGATGATAAATTAGTTAATATTAAATATCGAGGTGCGCAAAAATCTTTTAAACTTTTTAAAGATGCAGAATTGATATTTTATAATTTTAATGCTTTAAGGCATTCAGAAATAATAATTACAGAGGGAGAGATTGATTGTCTTTCCTTAATTGAAGTTGGTTTTGAAAACGTTATTTCTGTTCCAAATGGAGCTGGATCGAGAAGTTTGGAATATCTTGATGATTGTATTGAATTATTTGATCAAAAGACGGTTATACTTGCAACCGATAACGACATTAAGGGGCTTGAATTAAGACAGGAATTAATAAGACGTTTTGGTCAGGAAAAATGCAAAGTTGTTAACTTCAATGATTGCAAAGATGCTAACGAAGTACTTCAAAAACATGGAGGTCTTGAACTAAGAAAGTGCATCGAAACAGCTTTAGAAATTCCAATAGAGGGAATTGTGAATATTAATAATCAATACGATTCAATTTATGATCTTTATGTTAATGGATTAAAACCGGGACTAACTACTGGACTTTCGGAATTAGATAATCTTATTACATGGGAAAGCTCTCGTTTAGCTGTTATAACAGGAATTCCATCGCACGGGAAAAGTGAATTTCTTGACGATATTCTTATTAGATTGAATTTGAAATACAATTGGAAAGTAGCTTATTTTAGTCCGGAAAATTATCCTATTCAATATCATTTCTCGAAGATTTCAAGCAAGTTAAGCGGAAAAGAGTTTAATGCAAAAAAAATGGATAGTCAATTATTTGATCAGGTCTATGATTATATTATAGATAACTTTTTTTGGATTTATCCTGAAGATGATACAACAGTTGAGAATATTCTTATTAAGGCTAAGCATTTGATAAAAAAATATGGAATTAAAGTATTAGTTATTGATCCTTATAACAAACTTGAGCACGTTAAAAACAGAAATGAGAATGAAACTGAGTATATAAGCAGGTTTTTAGATTTACTTACAAATTTTGCAAAAAGAAATGATATTTTGGTTTGTCTTGTTGCTCATCCTAGAAAAATGGAAAAGCAAGCAAATAAAAAATTTGAAATTCCAACGCTTTATGACATTAATGGGAGTGCTAATTTTTATAATAAAGCAGATTATGGAATAACAGTTTATAGATACTTTGGAGATAAAGAAAGCCCGGAAAATAAAATTGAGATTCATATTCAGAAAGTTAAATTTAAACACTTAGGACAGACAGGAATAATTGATTTAAGATACAACTACAACAATGGCAGATTTGAATCATTTGAAAAAGACGTTAATCAATGGAATAATTTAAATTGGCTTGTTAGAAATAACGACGTTCAGTTAATTCCATTGAATTCTAAAATTGAATCAAAAGAAGATTTTTATAATAATTTAGAAGTAGACGAAGAAACACCATTTTAACCATGAAAACCTTAATAAAGCAAATAATAACTGAATATTTAAAACTCTGCGCAGGTGGAGTAAAACTAAGTTTAGATGAAAAGGTAGAGATAATAGCAAACAAGCTAAGAAAGCCGAAAAAGGAAAATGATTTTAGGGAAAGAGGGTTTTGATATGAAAAAAACAAATTGTTATAACTACTGTTTTTTATAAATACCTAAATATTAAAAATGTTTTTATTATGGATTTAGAAAGCAGAATAGAACTTCAAAAAATAGATTGTAATTGCAATGATTGTAAGCATATGGTTAGGGATTTGAATAAATTCAAGAAATCTAAGCAATGGCATTATGATTTACAGTTAAACTATTTTAATCTAATTAAAGAAAAAACTAAAGATGAAACAATGAGATTTGAATTTGATTCAAGTACGGCATCCATTCAGTATGGAGATTGTAGAAAATTAATCAAGTCAGTTTCATTTATTCCAAACATTTGCCAATTAGAAACGCAAGGATGTTTTGAGCATCGCAGGTCGTTGGCAAATGTTTTATAACGTTTATTATTATGAGTGGATTCATAGATTTTGCAGCATCAAATAAATGCTATGCCGTAATGTGGTCTTACGGTAAAATATGTGTTGGTTGCAATTGTTGTGGACGACAAGAAAAGGGACAAAAATGTACGAAGCTCGATTAAATTACCATATTGAAGAATTGGATAGAAATTATAATTAAGGCAATGTACTAGATGTTGGTAGTATAATATATATAAATTAGATTTGGTGGTAATTTTATAATTATATGGATTTTAATTAAAAAGCATGTTATATGAATTTACAACGTGCTTATAATATATCTATTTATAGATATTTATTCTAAATCTTCAAATAGACTCCTTTGATAACTTTGCCCCATTAATCTTTGATAATTAGATTCAAATATTCTTTTACTTGGAGATGTTTTTAAAACACCTACTATTTGCCAAATTTGAGACCTTATTGCGGGTAATCCAATATCTTCACTTGCACTTTGAAATAAACGAACTTTCTTTCTACCTTTACTATCTTTAGGCGTTTTCTTATCTAATCCTTTTAAAACTGCGCCTTTTTCAATCGGAGTATAAATATATTTCCTAATAAATTTAGCATAATACATAGGCCTATTTCTTGATGTCGTTTTTTCGTTACCATAAATTCTATCCATTTGAAAAAACAACTCATCAGGAAATTCCTTTGACCATTTTCTTATTTCTTCGGATAAATAACTTTCAATTAAAATTCTAAACGCTTCAGGGTGTTTAAATTTTTCAAATCCAAGTTGTTCGTAAATTAAAGCTCTTATACCAACTTTAGCAAATGATCTTATTAATATTTCACATATTTGGGCTATTGGGAGTTGAGATTTAGTTAACGAACCAGCTTCTCTTGCTTCAAGATACGTATTACATACTAATGCTAAAATATCAGAATTATACCCTGAAATTAAACGACCCCCATCGTAAAATTCCATTCCCTTTAACATTTCAATTAGTTCTGGACGTATAAACTTTTGCAAATTAACAGCTCCTATAAAATTAGGCATTTCAGTACGACTTGTTCCTTTCCATTGTCGTCCTATTGCCTTCATCAGTTTACCCTTATTCAAAACAGATGTGCCGTCTTCAAGGATATAGCAGTCTAATTCAATATCCATTATTTTAAGTGGACCTTTACCCCATACTTTTAGTATTTTTTCACTCATAATATTTTGATTTACATAATTATAAATATGGACCTTTACATAGCATTTAAAGAACGTTGTAATATTAATTCAAAAACTTCACCATTTGTTCTATTATTCTGTCTAAAACTAAATTCAGTGATATATTTATCTAAATATTGATTCGTTACATAATGATATTGACCAACTATACCTCTTTTTAGTAAACTCCAAAAATTTTCCATTCCATTAGTATGGCATTGTCCATTTACATATTGACCTGCACTATGATTTGTAGTTTGATGATTGTATTTTTTTGAAAGTTTGTTATAACCTCTAAATTCATCAGTCATTAATGTTGAATATGGTTTTACATGAGCATTAATAAAAGTGTTTAATGTTTTGCTTCTTACATCTTTTGCTTTCTTTGCTATAATATTTCCATTTCTTTGTTTCATTCCTATGACTGGGGTCTTATCTTCACCACCACGACCTTGACCACCCTTTGTTTTCTTATCTGAATGCCTATTTTTATTAAGACCACCAATATATGTTTCGTCAACTTCTATAATACCTTGTAATAATTGGCTATATTCAGTCATTGCATTTCTTAATCTCATTAATACGTACCATGCTGTATTTTTATTTACATCTATATCACGGGCTAACTGACGTGCGCTAATACCTTTTTTTGCATTTAACATCAAAGAAATAGCTAAAAACCATTTCTGAAAATCAAGTTTTGTATTTTCAAAAATAGTCCCGACCATTACACTATAAGAAGTATTGCAAGTATTACAATGATACCTGTTTTCTTTCTTCATTGGCGTTTGGTTCTTTGATTTACAATAAGGACAAATTGGTTCGTTATTCCATCTTACTTTTTCAAGATGATTGATACAATCTTGTTGGGTTGGAAATTTTTGATAAACTTCTATAATATTCATTGTCGTATTTTTTTACTACCGTTTGATGGTACAAATATACAGCAATAAAATTCAGATTGCAAGTAAAAAGCGATTTATTTTCTACCAACTTATAGTACATTGCCATAATTAATAATCAATTGCACAAGTTTTGCTAATTACTTGCACAAACCTCTGCTAAATGATTAATAAACATAAATAACACAAAATTAAATAGTTGATAAGTTTTTTGCTATATTGCCCGTTGGATTGTTTTTAATTCTTAATTAAAATGATGACAATAACTTTAAGATACGTAGATAAAATTTATTAACTTAAAATACTATGAAAAATACAACGGAGAAAATAATGTTAAAATTCAAGAAAGAAGCCGATGCTCTTAATGAATCGGTATTTCAATCAAAAGCAACGTTGCTGCAAAGAAAACAAATATACAAAAGTGTTCAAAGGCTTCTGAATTTCAATCAAAACTTAAAAAATTTATACGAAGGCAACGACAGGCGCAGCGAATTACTTAGATTTTTTCTTTGGTTCAGAGAAAATGGCGAAAAATACATTGATATGTCAATTGAACGAATGATAGATATATACTTAGGTAAAAAATCTTAGTAATTCAGCGAAGCGGAATTGAGCCTTAACTATTATATGTATTATACATTTATAATTAATTATTAACCAAATATTTATATTATGAACATCGGAATATATCAGCAAAAACTTTCCGAATATATGGAATACAAAAGATACTTTCCCAAGAGTATTGAAAATTACGTTTCTAACATTGGAAAATTCTTAAAACATTTCTAAAATATAGCAACAAAACCGAGTGCTATTAAATTGTTTTATATTTTTTATAATTAGGTTGTTTTCTGGAAACTCCAAATTCATCAAGTATTTTATATAATGATTCGTTAGATTTAATATTGTATTTTTTTTTAAGTTCCTTGACTTTATATTTTCCGGAGACATAATCAATTGGCAAATTAACAAGTTCACTTCGATCGATTCTTGTACAATGCTTTCCTCTCATCCTTACTTTTTCTTTTTTTAAAATTGATTCCACTGTTGTAGGTGAGCAATCGGAAATTTCTGCAATTTTTTTAATCGTTAAATTTTTGTTATAAAGCTTAACGATTAATTGTTTTGTTATTTCGGGTTTCATTTTTAAATATTAATTAAAGGAAAACTATGTCCTGAAATATTTATTGATTTAATCTTTCCGGATTCAATTTGATAATAAACATTTCTTTTCTTTACGCACATTATTTCGCAATATTCTTCAACACTGACAATACCTAAAGCCTCTGCACATTCTTGCAAAATTTCAATTAATGTTTCTGTATCTAACTTTGCAATATTATTTATTTGTTTTTCTGAAAGCATTGTATTTATTATGTTTTAACATTTTGCATTTTTGTGCATTGCTTCTATACATTAGTTATAAGCAAGGCGGGGAAGTGCTTCGATTTAAGTTCATCGGTAATTTGATGAAAAATAAAAGCCCCGCCCGCAAATTAAGGAATGACAATACAATCAATTCCAAGTTCAACAGCAATATCATATTCCTCTTTTACACCCTCAATCATATTGCCTATGAATATTGCCACGCCATTTGTTTTTTTAATGTTTTCAAGCATTAAACGCCTATCCCAAACTAAAGCATCACCGTCTAATGTTGTGCCATACCAACAAACAATGTGTTCAGAAACCGTTTCCAGAAAATCCCAAACAATTAATGGAATGTTCTTTTCAATCAAAGTCTTTTTAGGTAAAAAACAATGATGCAAAACTGAGCGAGGTTCATCATATTCCATTTGAACACCTTCCATTTTATAGCTTCGTTCTGAAAAATCAAATTGCCCTTTGTAATTGTCACTTTCGAGCCATTCATTAAATTTTTTGTCTACATCTTCAACAGTTTGGTTTTTAATTGTAAAATGCAGCGAAATGTCATATTTTTTCATGTCGTTATGGGTTTTACAACGCCCGCCCAAGGCTTTTATTTTTAGTGTTTCAATTCAAATTCAGTAAGTAAAAACGCCCAGCTTATAACACGTGCTATACGTCAGTTTTGCAGATAGCTTCGTGCTTAATTGATAGTTACTGCAAGCAAAACCGAACGCATAGCACCAACGTTGTAGCCAATTAAAAGAGCATTGCACCAGTTATCATTCCAAAAATAAATATTAATGCCCATGCAATGTTCCATACCAACCAACTATAATCATTTTTATAACCTGTTTTGTTGTCTATTACTGTATATCTTTTCATTATTTAAAATTTAACTGGCTATAACACGCAATAAAAAATATATGGGTGTTAGTGCCAAATTGTGCAGTTGTACCTTTAATTTAGTCTGTGTATGCGGATAGGTTACTGCTTCTAAATCTCATACATTTCTTATTGCCACCGTTAGCACCTATCATAAAGTGCCTATGAATGGAGTTACTGAAATATCTATATAGTATTGCTCGTCTAAATAGTTGTTCCATTTCCCACCACGATTTAAGTTTATTACATACGATTTTCTATTAGCAGGTAAAATTGAAAACATATAGTGTTCCTTTTGTTCTGAATAAACACCAGTTAAATGTTTTTCAAAAGCCTGTATCATTAAAAAATCGTCTTTAGGTTCATTTATCCAAGGGATTGCTATTAAATCCAAATCCCTATTTAAACTGCCGTGCAATACCAAATTATAACCAAATTCTTTAGCTATTTCCTTTAGTTCGTAAAAATAATAAGCATAAAGGCTTGGTTTTGCGTGAATCGGTTTAATAATAACAGGTGCTAACATAGGCTCAACCGCAATAGCGGGTTCAGTGGTATTGCAAATTTCGTCTTTCATTGTTAATGTATTTATATTTTGATAATTAAGTGCTTCTAAGTCCGCTACGTACGGCTACCCTAAGCCGTTATAAACAATGCTGCGACATAGCATTTAATTAGCAGCATCGGACAAATTTTTAATATTTTTGACTACGCCTTTTGCTTTTTTAAAGCAATTTGAAATTCTTTTCTCAAAGCAACTTCAACAAAATGATTAAAGCTGCTATAAGTAAGCAGACTATCGTTTTCAATAGTCTGCTTTGCTTTTTCGATAAATTCAGATTTTAAACTGAATGTGTAGTTTTTTTTCATGTTAAACTATATTTAGAATTGCATCCCTTTCGGATGACGAGAAATGCGGATATTGAATAATATTACAGTAATATTCACCATCTTTTTCGGCATAAGCTTCAAATTGATCAGCAGCATGTTCACATTGTTCAGAAGAAACAGTATAATCATAGCTTTCTTCTTCACTATTTACAGTTTCTTTATTATAAACTACAGTTTCAAACCCGCCCATTTTTGCCCATAAACGCAGTTTATTAGCTGCGTTCAGACATTCATGTTTTTTTATAAAAGATATTTGTGATTTCATATATATTATAGTTTTACTGTACCACCAAAATAAGTTTCTCTATAACCAGCAAGTTTTAAGTATTCAGCTTCAACTCTGTGAGCTTCTTGAAGTGTCAGCACGCAATAAGGTTTGTTTTCTTTTTCAAAAGCGTAGTAATCAAAATAAGGAGTAATTCTGTACATTTCGCCTTCAAATTCTACGAACATATAAACGCTTAACATCATTCCCCATCCATTTCCGATCATTCCAAGATTTCCAACTGTAATTTCAATATCATTACCTTTTACAGTTTTAGCTTGAATTTTTTGAGCTTCTTTTAAGATTTCAGTGTTTGCTTTCATGACTTTAAGTATTAAATTATTTTTATTATATATACGAAAACCATGAATCAAAGTTACAATATATTTACAATATAACAACAATATTTGTAATTATTTTCAAAATATTTCTATTTATTTTTAGACATGAAATAAAAATTACTGTTTTTATAATTGAACGTTAAAAATAGCATTAAGTTTCGTTTTATGCAAATATTTTAACATAATTTTGACGAAAAAATAACTAATAATTTTATTACCTATATATTATATAATTCGTTCGTCAAAATTATAATATTTATTGTTATAAAACGAAACTTTTTTCTTATATTTGAAGTATAAATAAGAAAACAACAACTTAAAACCTACGAAAATGAAAACAACAGATGAACTTAGAAGAGAATTCTACAAAGCACTTGAGGTTAGACTTCAAATAATTGCCTCAAAAGAGGCTTTAATTAAAAAAATGTCTATTAGAAATAGTATATTTGTATAACTAAAAACTTAGCGAAATGAAAACACATATTAAAGAATCAAAAACAAAAACGTATTTTAAATTCAATAATGAATTTTTTTCTACCAGTCACAACTATGAAGATTTTAATTTTGAAAAATTAAATATTGAAAATCTTCAAGAACAGCAGTCGTATTCTTTAAAATCTGAAATCAGCTGGCGAGAAATTGGTGATTTCGATTCACTAATTGATGCAAAAAATGCGTATGTTCTAATTTTAATAGAAGAAAGGCTACAGAAAAAATTAGAGCATGATAAGTTTGCAGAAAGAATAGAAAAAGAAAAGAAAGATGCCTGGTTGTCTCTTGCAGCATTAGAAATTATACCAGCAACAATTGAAAATTTAAGAATAGTATTAAATCATTTGAATACCCAAAACTGGGGCAGTTGGGTATTGCCAAAGATGTCAATCGGCTATTTAGCTCGCCAATACGATTGCGACGGCATAACAGCAACAACGATCGAATTAGATAAGCCAATCTCAGATGAAGAAAATGGCATACAAAATGAAACAATGTTTAAAATAGGTGGCAAACAAGGCCATTTGACAAAATACAGAAGACTTTAATTCTTGCCTGTTTTTGCTCTCGCTAAGTTTGGCAGGCGAGAGTTAGCCGGGGTATAGAAGCCCCGGTTTTAAAATAAAATAGATTACTTAAACTTAGCGAAAAATGAAAAAAAAAAACGAATTACAGCAAGCTGTTGACTTTACTATGCAGAATGCAATATCAATAATTGAGAATTTAGGCGAAACAACTGGCTTAACACCGATAAAGCCTTCGTTTATTTTTAAAAAACTTGAAACAAATAAGATTGAAACTGCAAACGAATCTGCAAGTCAAATGCATGGGGCTTATATTTTTAGGTTTTTTGAGAAAGATGAGCAGGTTTTAATAAAAATTACTGGTAAAAATTCATGCTACATATTGCCAGCTAACAATGATTGTTTGATTACAATGAAAAAACAAATAGTTAGGGCTTGGGGGCAATGTAAAGAAGAAGACAGTATAATTAAGCAAAAAGAAGAACTTAAACAAGAGCAATCTAAATCAGTTAGAAGAGAACGTAAAAAAGAAGCTAAAAAAGACAATAATTGTAGATTATTTATTGATAAATATAGCTTAAATTTGCCACAACTACCAAAAAGCAATAATATGATAGACTTAATATTGACCTCTGAGAATTTTGACTTAATTGCTTCAGGTCAAAAAAAAGAAGAGTACAGAGCCATTTCAAATTACTACATAAAAAAATTATGCACAATTGAAAATGGCGAATTTAACCCTCGTGAAGATATTAAGGAAATTAGGTTTAGGAAAGGATATACCCAACAAACACTTATTGTAGAAATAAAAGGTATATATATCGACACGTTTGAGAATTTTATTCCTGAGAACTTCAAAAGAGGTGATACGGTTTTTACTATTGAATTAGGTAAAATAATTGTTGATAACTTAGTTGATAAAAAATTGCAAACCGTTTAAATAATAAGTATTTTTGTCTCTTAATTATTTAAATTTTAAGGTTTAACTAAAATTTATCTGTCATGGCAGAAGGTAGTTTATACGGAGGCGGAACTCGTGGAGCAATTAGGGCTGGTGCTAGAGCAGCACGTAGGCGCTAAGCATATTAGAAAATTAAATTAAAGGCAGTCGAAAGCTGCCTTTTTATTCATGTCGCCATTTGAAATAATAAAGAAGGTTCGAGAACAAACAAGCGATATTGTTTTATTTCATTCCGCTTGCGGAAAGGATTCTATTGTTCTTTTAGATATGTTAAGTAAAGTTTTTGAAAAGGTTCAACCAGTTTTTATGTATATAGTAAAAGACTTAGAGCATATTCAAAAATACATTTATTACGCTGAATGCAAATACCAGGTTAAATTTATTCAAACACCTCATTTCGTTTTATCAAATATACTAAAAAATGGCATTTTAGGCATTAAGGCAAACCCAAAGCAAAAGCTATTTACTCTTTCAAAAATCGCTCAAAATATAACTGAAAACACTAAAATCGAGTGGCAAATTTATGGCTTTAAGCAATCAGATGGGCTAAATCGAAGATTAATGTTAAAAACTTACGATTGTGAGGCAATAAGCTACAAATCAAAAAAGGCTTACCCTCTTTCTACCTTTAAAAACATCGATTGTTTAAACTACATAAAACATTTTAATTTAATTTATCCTCAAAATTACGGCATTAAAGATAGAAGTTCTGATTTAAATATAGCAGATCCATTAGTTTTAAGTTGGGTTAAAAAATTTTACCCAAATGATTATATGAAAATAATAAACATATTTCCTGAATGCGATGTAATATTGTGGCGTTATGAAAACCAAAGAACCGAAGAAATTGTATAACGAATCTGAGGCGGTTATAATAAAACGTTCACAGATTAAATTTGCTCCATATAACCCCAGATTAGAAAATCCTAAAGTTGTAAGCGAACTAAAAAAGAATTTTAAGCGTGCTGGGTTTCTTGGGGGTATAGTTTGGAACGAAAATACATTAAATCTTGTCTCCGGACATAAAAGAACCCAAGCATTAGATTTAATTCATAGTTATGATGGGTCTAAAGAAAAAGATTACAATATTCGAGTTGAAAAAGTTTTTTATGATGAAAAAACCGAAAAAGAACAAAATATATTTCTTAACAACAAATCCGTTCAGGGAGATTTCGACTTTCAGTTAATTGCCGAAATGTTGCCTGAAATAGATATTGAAAATACCGGATTAACTGATGAAGATTTAAACTTAATTACTGCTATCTCTCCAAATATCTTAATTGGGAATAATGAATTAATAGTATCGGATTTTCAAGATTTAGAGCAAAAGTCTTTAGACAAAAAGAAAGAAATCCAAAACTTAAAAAAACAGATTAAGGCCAACAAGATAGACAATAACAATAATATTTCAGGTGCTTATTTTTCGGTAATATTTCAAACAAATGATGAAAAAGTCCAGTTTTTAGAAATGCTTGGACTAAACCCTGATGAAAAATATTTCCATGGTAATGAATTTGCTAATAAAATTCAATTATGAATTCACAAAAAGAAAAAATTATACAATATGCAAAAATTCTATATTTAGAAGTAAATGCAGACGGGAATAGAGTTAATACATTTGAGTCTATTTCACATAAGGTTCATAAAAAGTTCACAATTGAGATACATTATTCAACAATTGTGAAATGGTCAAAAAAATACGACTGGGAAAACACATTTATTAAAATTAAACAGGCCGGTATTGAAAAAGGCAAAGAGCAACTTCAAGAAAAGGAAAACAAACTTATTGATGAGAAAGCTCAGGCTATAGCAGATATTTATAAAGGCAATAAAACAATCCAAAAGATAGCGCAGCAAACATTAATCTCAAGATTAACTGGGCAACCCTTAAAAGATGGAAGCGGAAATGAAATTAAATCTGAAATTTTCACTAATGATATAATAAGGCTTTTACAGCATTCCGAGCAAACAATATTAAACCTTCATGACAAAGGATTAAAACCTGGATCAGAAGATGCGCACCGATTATTGTTTAAGAAATTTGATAATGATAGGTAATTTTTTAAACTAAAATACTAGTTATGAGAATATTAAACGTTGATAAAATAGAATATTTTATTATTGAAACCGATGATAAGGAATGGAATACATATCGAAGAAGTGTAAACTTGAGTCCCGATTGCTGGGAGCGATTAATGGGTGAAAGTTGGGAGTCGTATTACACAGATGAACTTGAAGCATTATTTCAAGAGTGGATTCGCTTAAAGAAAGCCTATGATAGATCATGAATTATCATATAAATTTCAGCCATTATTTGAACTTCTAGAAGAAAAGAGTTATCCAGAAGTAGACACAGTAATTATCACAGGTGGCCGTTATTCTTTAAAATCTTATTCGGTTTCTGTGTTTGCAATTACAGCATTAGTTGAGTATAAATGGAACATACTTTATACTCGTTTTACCAATATGTCTATAGTGGATTCAGTAAAGCCGGAGGTTTCTGATAAAATAGAAATGTTGGGTTTTCAAAGTAGGTGCACAAACACAGATACTCATATAAGAACCGCAGAGAACCAGATATCTTTTAAAGGAATAAAGACAGGGAGCAAAGGCCAAACAGCTAATTTAAAATCATTATCAGGGTTTAATTGCTTTATTAATGATGAGGCCGAAGAACTGCCAGACTACAAGACTTACAAAAAAATATTTTATTCCATACGGTCAACGAAAAAACGTAATTTAACAATTCTTATCCTTAACCCAACATCTAAAGATCATTGGATATTTAAAGAATACTTTGAAAAAAACGGTCTTAACGGTGGTGATAATTGTATTAATGGAAATGTGATGTATATACATTCAAGTTACCTAGATTGCGATTTTGCTAAAATGCCTAAGAATATTTTAAAAGATTATGAAAAATTAAAATTAGAAAACATTGACGAGTATAACAATATAGTTCTTGGTGGATGGATAACTGAAGTTGATGGATTGGTGTTTCCAAATAGTTCATTAAAAACATACGACAAGTTTCCTGAAGGTATGGAATATTTCATTGCTTCATCTGTTGATTTAGCGGATACGGGAACAGATCATTTTGCTTTGCCAATAGGGCGTGTCTATAACGGCAGGGTTTATATTTTTGATGCAATATTTGACAATACACTAGACTTAACAAGATACTATCCTGAAACAATCAATAAAATTAAAACACATAAAATAAGCAATATCTACATTGAAACCAATAGCTTTGGAATGTGGTTCAAAAACAATCTATTAAACGAACAAATACCAGGCTTAACAGTTTTCGGCGCTCCATCCAAAGGATTTAAGATGGGAAGGATAATATCTTATTCAGGATTAATAAAAAAATACTTTTATTTCCCTAAAAATCCTAACCCAACACTACAAAAATTCATGAATCAGGTTTGCGCTTTAATGAAAACATCTGATAAAGAAGATGACGCACCCGATTCGCTGTGCTCTTTAGCGGCATATCTTGAAAAGTTTTACGGTATTTTTAAGGAAGAATAAACAAAAAAAGTTAAGTCTATTTAATAACGAATAACTTTCTATTTATTCTTTAACATGGCTTTCTGTCTGGATGTTATAATTTTAATCCATATCCGCTTTTTAGTTTATACAACCTTAGACATTCTTCGCAGTTAACTAAATCTATTTGCTGGGTTGCTATTTGAAAGGTATTGCAATCGCAAAGACAATATATGCGCCTTTTAGTTAATTTAGTTGCTAAATGAATAGTCATTTTTATAGTTTTAATGCAATATTAAGTTATTGTGCGCCTGAATTAGTAAATCCATAATTTCTATTTCTTCCTGAGTAAATGGATTCTCGATTTGAACTGAAGGTAAATTACTTTTACTCATACTTCTTTATATCCTCAGGAATACTCATTCCTATTTCCTTTGCATCCTTAACCACTAAAAGCCGAAATAAAGCTGAAAGATTTCTGCTTCCTGTTCTTCTAAAAGCTAATTTGTAGCCTAATTCTTGATATGCCGGAGGGATTGAAAGATGTAAATTATTTATGTCTTTTTGCATATTGTAGTAATTTTATTTTACGGATGTTCCCTATAATCACATCCTGGTTTTTCAACCTTTACTTTTGATGGCTCAATTCCTTTACCGATAATTTCAATTCTTCCTTCATCAAACCATTCAGTGTCCAGGCGCTTGCCCTCTTTTGTTTTTTGTGGTGCAATGCCGTATGTGTTACAACCAAAAAGATGTTCGCATCTTCCAACGATTATGCCTTCGATTCCGGTAATTTTGTCCTTTGCTTTTAACCCTAATTCATGTATAAACATAATTTTAGTTATTAATTAATATTGCTTATTTATTGCCTCAAAAGTAATATACTTTAATCTAATTGCTGTGCATATTATGCATATCTTATGCGCATTTTATCAACAGCCTATACGCATAACACGCACAACATTGTAAATCAATATATTATAACCAATATAACGTTATACATTTGCTATTGGATTAAATATCTGAGATGCCAAGTAAATTCTGGTCAACAATTGCAGACTGGTCTTCTAAACGTGCAGGAATAGCACGGTCTAATATAGCTACCTCTAATTATCAGTATCTAGTAGATAAACCAGCCTGGTTATCCTTAAACAGTCCATCACAATACAGGCAAGCGGTTGCGGAAAACCCTGTATTGAATGGGTGTATTTCTATTCTAGCAAAGGCGGTCGCCAATGGTCAAAAGTATTTAGTTGATTTAAATGGGAATGAAATCGCATGGACATCTGGGAAAACAGGAATTAAGAATGCAAGAAGGTTATTTATTGAACGTCCCAATCCTTTGCAATCAGCATTTGAGTTTAATTACGAGCGTATGTATATGTTTTTCACATTTGGGAATAATTATATATATGCCAACAACCCATTAGAAGCATTTGATACAGACATAACAACTATTCAGGCAATGTATAACTTGCCTTCTGAATATGCCATAATAAAACAAACTGGGAGAATTTATGACCAAGTAAACATTCAGGGAATAATTGAAAAATATGTTTTTACAAATTATGATCCAATAAAAGAATTTACAGTTGATGAAATTATTCATTTTAATGATATAAACCTTTCTAACATAGGAAACTCAATAATAGGTTCATCACGTTTGGAAAATTTAAAATATCCTATCACTAATACACAACTTTGTTTTGAGGCAATGAATGTAATCCTTAAATCCAGAGGGATGCAGGGAATTATTAAAAACTCCAATAAAGATGCACAAGGTTCTCAGATACCCGTTAATGATTTAGTTAAAAAAGAAGTTGATGAAAAATTTAAGAAAGGTTATGGGATACTTGATAATCAAAATCAATTCTTAATAGTCAACGCAGATATTGACTTTATAAAAACTATTATGAGTGCCTCTGAGCTTGGAATTTATGATGAGTTCTCAAACAATGCAATGATTATCACTAACGCTTTTGGCGTGCCCCCAGAGTTATATAAATCTTATACATCGGGAGCAACATTTGAAAATCAAATACAGGCCGTTAGAAGACTTTACCAAGATACCGTTATTCCTTTAGTTAATAACGAAGATGCTTATTGGACTGAGCGTCTTAATATGAGAAAATACGGCTTTGAGTTAAAAACAAGTTGGAAACATATCGCAGCGCTTCAAGAAAACATGAAGGAAAAAGCTTCATCGTTTTCAATGAATGTTAGTTCAGCGAATAAAGCTTATAACGACAACATAATCACCTGGAATCAATATTTACAATTGATAGGACTAGAGCCTATAAATGGAGGTGATGTGTACAAATGGGAAAGAAAAATAACAGCTCAACCAGTTAACGAACCAGCAAATGAAACCAACTAAAGAGGAAATAAAAAATCTTTGTGATAAAAAACAGAAGCAATTAACAGATAAAGAAGTTGTTAAAAAATGAAGATTGTAAATGAAATATGGTGGCTATAAATGGATTTATGAATCTAAAAAAATTGCATCATGATATACAGCAAAACATTAGATAGATCTTTTGAAACAAAAGATGAATTATTTAAAGAATTAAAATTGAATGAGGATAAAATAATTTCATTAAAAAAAGCGGACAAAACATTCAGTGCTGAAAAAGGACAAATCAGCATAAGTGGTGCTTATTTAAAATTAGCTAATGCATATAAGGCTGGGATTGAAGCCAAAGAAGGCTGTGTTTATCCAGTCATAAATACTACTCGATATATGGACATGCATGATGATGTCCATTTTGATGGATTGTGGAAAAAAACCCTTATTGAACAGAAGGGAAAAATATTTTATTTATCTGGACACTCCATGAAAATAGACGATGTGATTGCATGGCCGGAAGATGTTAAAGCTTTTACACAATTAATCGATTGGTCTTTTGTCGGTAAAAATTACTCGGGACAGACTGAAGCATTAATATTTGAAATCGATACATCTAAAATTAAAAAATTATCCGCACTTGATGCATTAAAGGAGCATAGAAAAGTACAAGGGTCGGTATCTATGATGTATGTAAAAGTGACAATGGCCGTAAATAGTGAAGATAAAGACTTCGCTATTAATAAAGCTTATTGGGATTCGCACATCGATCTTATTGCAAACAAAGATAAGACAATAGAACAGGGATATTTTTTTGGTGTAGAAGAGGCAAGAATATACAAAGAAGGTAGCATGGTACTCTTGGGGTCAAATGATGCTACTGAAATAATATATCCAGAAGATAATAGAGCCGTCGATGACACTCTAAAAACAATAGAGCCGCCTTTTAATGGCACTCGCCCAGATTATAATTTTTTATTACAAGGAGTCAAACAATTAAAATCATTAAAATGACAGAACAAGAAAAACAAGCATTGCAGGAAAAAGAAGCATTGCTTTTAGAGATAAAAGGGTTAATCACAGATTCAACAAAAGATAACGTGACCGCAAAGGCTCTCGAAGATAAAATCTCTGCAATCAATAAAAAGATTGAAGAAACCTTTAAATCTAATGACGAAATTAAATCATTAAAGGAAAGTGTTGATAAACTTTTACTGGCAACCAGCGACAATGCAGCTGCTATTAAAGCCATGAATGAAATTGCCCACAAGCCAAAAGAGGAAGGTAAAAGGAAGTCATTCCGCCAGGCTCTCGAAGATGCTATTATGGAAAAGAAAGAATGCCTTTCTGAAAAAAATGACGACAACGGGAAAAGGCTTTCGTTAAAAGATTATTTCACCGAAAAAGGCAACAAAAATTCGCCCGTATTTACCCTTAAAGCTGTTGATATGCTTGAAAGCAATATCGTACAGAGTAACGTTGCTACAGTTCGCTTAACCGAACTCGACCCGCAAAGGGTAGGAATTCCTTTAACTATTTATCCTCATGTAATGGATTGGATGCCTTCAAAAGGTATTACACGTCCTTATATGTCAGTATTGGTAGTTTACAGTTATTCTGATGGTGCAGGGACAAAAACAGAAGGCAGCGCACCCACTCAGTCAAGCTTCTTGTTGAAGACTGTTGAATTTAAATCTTTCTACATTGCTACTTATGGAACATTGTCAGATGAAACACTCGATGATCTTCCTGAGGCATTGGATGAGATATCAATGGTGTTCCCTGATAAAATCATGGACAACATTGACGGTCAGATTTTAGGAACAGCTGGAGATGATTCAACCGCATTAGCAGGTTTATTTACCTCGGGTAAACATACTGATTATAGCGGTACTGCTTATGCTGCATCTATCGCAGGAGCAAACATGATTGATTTAATTGGAATTATGGCCGCACAGTGTAAGACGAATAAATATCGTCCCGATTCAGTCATCATGAATTCCGCAGAAGTTGAAAAATTAGCACAGTTAAAAGACTTACTAAATAATTCAATAAGCGACCGCAGAATTTCATTTGATGTTATTGGTCGTCCTACTTATGTGAATGGATTGAGAATTTATGAAACAACCGGCATAACAGCAGATACAATGTGTGTACTCGATTCACGCCAACTGATTATCGGTAAACGTAAAGATATGACTTTAGAAATTCTTTACAATGGAACCGATGCAACTGAAGGCCAAAAGACAGTTATCGTAAAAGTAAGAATTGCCTTTGCGGTAAGAGATAAAGCTGGTGTTATATATTCTGCTGCTGTTGCTACTGATGTTGATGCTTTAATAGCTGTATAATATGAGAAAATTAATATTCATATTGTCGCTAATATTTGTAGCAAGTATAGCGATGGCTACTAACGTAACTAAATCTGTTAGCATAAAAACGGGATACACAATGTTGTCTAAGCCTATGACGTTTACTGCTGCTGATACTCTTGATGCTGATGATACAATTACTATATCTATAGCAAATTTACAAAAATATATTCAACATTTTACTTTTACTGTAGCATTAGAACAAGTTACGGTTACTCCATCTGTAACAATAAAAGCATATGGTAGAGTAACATCTACAGCTGATTGGACTCAGATAGGAAGCACTATTACATGGACGACAACTGCTAATAATGGAAGTATAACAAGTACAACTCCATATAATTATAATTATTTAAAAGTTGAATTTGTTGCAAGTGCCGCAAGTCAAAAAAGTAAAATCACGGCTTTTGAGGTTAAGACTTCTAATTGTTTTGATATACCTGTAAGTTCAGGAACCTTAACAATAAGCCGTGCAACTTCTGGAACCGTTACTATTCAAACAGCCGACGATGATGCAAACGCCGCTGCCGTTTATCGTGCGGGTGGTACGGGTGCTTTAACTATTGGAGCATCAACTGGAAGTACTACATTAACATCAAGTGGAACTGTTGCTATAACTGCATCAAATGTTGAAATCGGAACAACCTCTGCAAATGAAACAACTCCATCCTTAGTTATTCAAGGAGATGCTGATTCTGATGCCGGTGGTGATACCGATGAGGCATTAACTATTGACCTTATAGCAAATGCAACTCCGACAAGCGCATATTGGAAATTAACATCAACACAATCGGCAGGAATAGCAATTGCTGGTTCGTTAGGACATGCAATTGCAGGAGGAACACCTGTTATGAGCGCAGGTTTATTAGGCGGAGCAGGCACATCGACAAGTGCAACACAAACATTAGGCGCAGCTGGTGGAAAAGCATTTTCGTATTATCTAAGTTCGACTTCTACAACGGCTTCGCATATTCTACAAGGGTATTATATGAATGTGAATTATGGAACTAGTGGAACTAGTGCGGCACCAAGTGGCGATGTTATACGTGGCCGTGCCTATTTGGTTGGAGACGCTTCTGGTGGAACCGCTTTGACTGGAGGTGCATTTAGCGTTGAACTAGCTGCCACTACAGCATCAAACACAGGATTAACAGCCGGATTGCGTGGTAATTTAGTTTTACCAGACGGAGTATTAACTAATTCAGGAACATTTTACGGAACAATGGCTGAAGTCTTTTTGGGCGGTGCAGCTGTAAACACAACAGCATATACAGAAATAGCTCCATTAGGGATTGTTATTGGAGGAACTGCTCCAACAGCAGCAAGCCAATTAGCTAATATGGTTGCAATAGCTGTTCAGGTTCCGGCAAATGAAGTTACATCTGATGGGACAATAGTTGTAACTGGTGGGGCTGGTGATACTTGCGATGCTAAATTAAAAATAAGCATTAATGGAACTAACTATTGGATCATGTTATCAACAGACGATGAATAATTAACATAAGCTACTATGAAAAGAATTTTAATTGGCGCATTGCTACTTACAACGTGTTTAGCGTTTTCTCAAGATCAACCGAGTGATTTGCAAAAAGTAAAAGATGCGTTAGTCAACTCGGTGCTTTATTGCCAGGAACTTGAAAAGCAAAATGCGAATCTTAATGCTACAATAAAAAAGGTTGCAGAAGATTTAAAAAATGTAAGCACAATCGAACAATTAGATTCTTTAAAAGTAGCTTATGGAATTTCTAAATCCAACAAAAAGAAATAACATGAGAGCAATAATGAAATCAGGTAAAAAGATAAATGGTAGACTTGCTGAAGTCTTCACAAAGATAGGTATTGCAACTGAAATTGAAGAAACCGAAGTGAAAAACGAAGCAATAAAGCCTAAAGCAAAGAAACCTGGAAGGAAAAAGTTATAACAAATGGGGGCAATAATTAACTATAAAGAATTTGTAGAGCCTATTTATATAGACACTGCAAAAGAGGAGACAAGAAACATCCTAAACGATAATTATTGCCCGTTTGTTGAAGAAATGGTATTAAGGAAACTCTTTGGAGAAACGCTTTACAATGATTTTATTCTGGATAAAACTGTAACTAAGTATGCTAATTTGATTAACGGTGTTACAGCATATTATACTTATAACAGTGTAACTAGAAAGTTTACGGGAATTAAAAAGATGCTGGCATATTTTACATACTTTGAATTTATACCAGACCAGTATTCTTATAATTCGCAGTTTGGACAAAAGAAGCCGAAAGCGAATAATTCAGAGAGCGTTATAGACCATAAGAAGCTTATAAGGGCGTGGAATAAAGGTGTTGACCTATACAATGAGGCTATTTTCTACATGCAATACATCAATAGCATAATACCTGATACCTACGAAGACCTTTTATCAGAAGAAATTGAACACATTAACCAATGGGGAATATGAGTTACGATGCAATTCAATCAGAAGAAGACTATACTATCTACGATGTTTTTAAAAACCTTGTAGATTTAGTAAAGGCGGATACTGACTTGCCTAAAATTACTCAGTTTATTTATGGTTATTGGTTTAATGCAACTAATGAACTTGTAAGCAGTGGTCGGTCGTCCAAATTAAAAGAGATTTCTAAGTACCCGTTAATTTTTGTCCATGCAGACTTTAAAGAGAAAAGAGGGGAAAGCCTTGATGTACTTGCTGAGATAAATCCTAAAATATACATTTTTGCTGAAACAGATGCAAATTACGAAATGTCAGATAGATTGAGTGAGATATTTTCAAAAATACTTTATCCAACTTATAATATCTTGATCGAAAAGATGCAAACCTGCAATTACTTCAAACTGGATTACTCAAAAAATAAGTATCCTGATATTCAGCACGAAAAAAAGGATTTATATTATATAAGTTCAGAAGGCGATAATCAAAATCAACTTAATGAATGCGTGGATGCAATTGAGCTTTATTTTCCAAAATTATTTATTAAAAACAATTTAAAATTTAATTAAATGCCATACGACATTATAGAAGTATCATCAACAGGCAATATAGGGGTAGGAAGATATCCTAATAAAGCCGATTTAGGCCGTGTTGTTAAAATTGTATATGCTGATTCTAGTCAGCAATTTGCGACACAGACCGCAGCAGAAGTAGTAGCAACCTGGAATACTGGAATTAAAGCAAAAACCTTTACTCCGTTTCCTATTTCTCAAATAACAACACCAAAAGGAAAAGAACCTGCATTTAAAGAGTTTCCACAAGGTGGACAAATTAAGGTAAATGATGGGTCGAAATCATGGGAAATGTCTTTTTATTATCCTTTCTTAATTTGGAAAGAGATAAAAAAATGGGACGGCGTACATGGGAAATGGTACATTGGTTACTCATCTGGCAAGACTATGGGATATTCACCAGATGGAACAAAAATGGAAGGAATTGCTGGAACTATTTTTGTAAATCCTTTAACCGAAACGGACGGTACTGACTCTAATTTCATCACAGTTACGTTAGTCTTGGATAACAGCGATGACATAAAGAAAGCTGTTACAATCCAGCCTTCGACATGGAAGCTTACCGACCTTGATGCAATTCACAACATTGAATTAGCTTTAATCGGATCGGCTGTAGCAACCGGGTTTACTTTTAGTGCTACAATTAAGGGTTTTACAGCTCAGAGTACGGGGCGCTTAACAGGGCTTGTTAAGGCAGATTTTGAATGGCTGAAAGCAGATGGAACAACTCAGGCTTCTGCAATATCAACGCTTACGGATAACAATGACGGGACATATACAGCAGCTGGAACCGGGATTGTAACAGGTAGTTTTAATTTGCTTGACCCTGACGATGTGACATATGCAGGTCTGTTTATTGAATCTACAGGTGCAGTAACAATTACAATAGCATGATAAATATAAACATATCAGGAGAGGTTAACTGTACTTTTCAAGAATTTAAAGAAAAATATGGTAATCATAAAGTACTTGCCAGGTTTTCTGATGAAAAAAAAGAAACCTGGTTAAAAGTACAATATGCGAAGCTTTATAAAAAGCTAGAAGAAACAGAAAAAAAAGAAACTAAAAAAGCAAGGGTTTAGCCCTTGCTTCTTTTAAATGAATTTAAGAGAATTAGCAAATAACGCAAATAGCTTTGACTTTAATAAAAATGTCAATGAGGTTATAGATAATAATGCTAATCTAATTGTATCTATGAACCAAGAACAATTGTTGGAAGGAAAGAACTCAGAGGGCAAAGATTTAAGGCCTTATTATAGCGAAGATCCGTATTTTAAAACTCGTGCAGCTGCTTTGAGATACGCAGAATGGAAAAAGCGGATAACGCCTAATTCATTTAGAAAAACAGACGTTCCAAATCTTTATATAAACGGTTTTTATCATTCGTCTTTTCAATTTAAAAGAACCGGGGATAAGTTTGAAGTAACATCTGGGGGATCATTATCTGGAAAAATAGAACCAAAATACGAACATATCCACACTTTAACACCTGAAAACTGTATCAGTTTAAGCAATGAAAAAATAGTTCCTTTTGTAATAACTAATTATAACAAAACGCTAACTAAATGAACCTAAAAGAAATATACGGCAAAATCCAATCAAAGATTTATAAAACCTATAAGTCTAGTGATTATTTGCTAGCATGGAATTTCTTTCAAATACTTAAAACTAACGACTACAGACTTTTATTAAAACTGAAAGATTACGAAAGATTACCGAAGATATATTTTGATCTATCAAAAAGCTGGACTAATATAAATAACGAATTCTTGCAAAAAACTGATAACCAGCAATGGAGTGTCCAGCTTTTGATTTCCGAGCACATTGAAAGGCTAAGATGTGATTTATTCAAAATACAAAGCATGTGTATTTATCTTTTATCAGGAGGGGTAAAACATAAAAAAGAGTACGAACAACATTTAGTAAGCTTTGGGTGTAAGTTCAGGGATGATTACGAGCAAAGCATTGTTAATTTTTTAAGAAGCTCAAAGGCTGGCATTGAAAAGAAAATTGAACTCAAAAAACTGGAATTAAAACAACCTGACAACAAACAGACGCAATCAATTGATGATATGTTAGGGCAAATGGACATGCAATTAGGATATCATTTGAATTTAAAAGAAATATCAGTTACTCAATTTATAGCACTAAAAAAAGCTTTAGAAAAAAGAAATAGTAAATGGCGGACAAAGTAAGTATAGAAGATTTAGGATTAAACGAATTACAAAAAATTCTCATTGAGATAAATAAACAGCTCAATGTTAATGCTGAATCTATGAGCCATTTTATTGATGAGGCCATGAAATTAAAAACTGGGTTAGACTCCAATAATCTTAGCAAATTTACCGAAACACAAGCCGAATTAAATAAAACATATCAGCAGGGATATGATATAAGCATTAAACTCGAAAAACTTAATCAGGAAAAAATAAGAACTCAATCTGCGGAATTAAAACTAAAACAACAGATTGAGACACAGCAGAAGAAGAATAATAAAACAGATCAGGATTTTGAAACTATTCTGAAAAGAGAAACAAAATCTATTCAGGATATGCAGGATAAAGTTAGAGACTTGAATAAGGCTAGAAAGCAATTGGATTTAACTACTGCTGAAGGTAATAAAAAAAATCAAGAAGCAATAAAAATTATTGACAATCTAAATAAGCATATTACCGCTAATTCCGATGCTGAGACCAAAAGATATAAAACTATTGGCAAATATAAAGAAGGCATAATCGAAGCTTCCAAAGAGTTACAAAACTCAATACCTCATGCCAATAAGTTTATGGCTATATTCTCAAAATTCGGGGCTTTTGGCGCAGGAATAGCAGCCGGAGCAGCTTTAATATCAGCCCCTTTTATTGCCTTCTTTAAGTCGTTTGATGATGGTATGGATATGGCCGAAAGAAAGGTTGCGGGGTTTAAAGAATCAATGGCAGTTTTGCAAATGGAGATTGGAAGATTAGGGCAAAAAATAGTAGGCAATCAGGATAGTGCAATAAAATGGGGAAATGCTTTAGAGTGGGTTGCTAGATGGATGGGCGGAATAGCTAATATATTTCCTGGATTCAACAAATGGCTTAAAGAAACTAAAGAGAAAATGAATGATGCTTCTAAAGCTGGTGAAGAAATGACATTAGTTAACCAGCAATTAGAAGATTCTGAAATAGCTTTTATGCACGAGCGATCCAAATCAAATCGGCTTATTGCAGAAGCTAAATTAATAAATGAGGACGAAACAAAATCGCAAAAAGAAAGGATTTTAGCACTTGAAACAGTTTTAAACTCTGAAATAAATATTAATAAAAAAGAAATAGAATTACAGGATAAGAGAGTTAAAAACATTGAGTTAGAAAAATCTTTAAAAAAAGAGAGGTGGACAGAAGATGATGAAAGAAAGCTCCAGGAAGCTATTGTTAGAAAAGATGATCTCGAAACCCAATCGTTAATAAAACAAAGAAAACTACAATCCGCAGTAAATGCTGAAAAGAAAAAATTTGATGATTTAAATGAGGCAAGAGCCTTAAAAGAATTAGAAACAAAAAAATCAGCAATTGATGAAGAATTGGAAAAATTCAAAGATGCTACAACAGATGAAAAAGTATTAATTACGCTTAGTTTAGATAATAAAATTAAGGCATATAACGATGAAGTAAACAAGGCTAAGATCAAAGAAGAAACTAAACAAAAACTATTAAAAGAAACTGCTAAAATATCTAAAGATATAGATAGGCAGAATGAGAAAGATATTGAGGAGATCGCAAAAAAAGAAATAGACAAATACACAAAATTATATCAAAACAAATTTAACGAAGCTTTACAGAGCGGAGAAGAGATTGACAAAGCAGAGGAATTATTTCTTAAAAACGAATTAAATAGGTTAGATACTGAAATTGAAGCCTCAAATCTTTCTGCTGATGAAAAGATAAAAGCTCATGAAAGAGTTGCTGATGCCAGACGAAAATTAGATGAGGAAAATTATAGAAATTTCAAAAAATGGTCTGATAGGGAAACAAAAGAAGCGGAAAAAAGAAAAGACAAGATAATATCCACACATGAGGAAATAAATAGTTATATACAAGAATCTTTTAATGTAGCAAGTGGTCTTTTGGAAAACCAAACAACAACAGTAGAACAGGACGAAGCAAGAAAACTTGCAGCAGTAGATTCACGTTTAACTATGGAACTAAAAGCAGCCGGAGATAATGAAGAAAGAAAAGCGAAAATAACGGCAAGAGCTGAAGCTGAAAAAGAAAAAATTCAAAAGGATTTTGCAATTAAAAAAGCGCAAATTGAACGTAAGCAGGCAATTTTTGAAAAAGCAGCGGCTATAGTTGAAATAGGAATACAAACAGCTATAAACACGGTAAAAGCATTTCCAAATCCTTTTTTAATGGCTTTAGCGATTGCGTTAGGGTTAGCGCAAGAGGCCGTTGTGATAACACAACCACTTCCTGAAATTCCACAATATAATCCTTATGCAAAAGGTCGTAAGGCAAAGCCTTACGAGGAAATTGCTTTAGTATCAGAGGAAGGCCGTGAAGGATTAAAGAAAAATGGCAAATACATAGGTTTAACCCCAGATGTTCCAACAATCATGAACATACCTGCCGGAATTGAAATTGAACCTCACAAAGCAACAGAAAGAGAACTTGCTCGTTTTGATGGTGCGAAAACTGAAAACATTGAAATAATTCAATTAAATAATAGTATCCAGCAACTTATAAAAGTAAATAAAAATCAACCAAAGAATTTTATAAGTATGACTGCGAATTCGTTTAGAATACATGCGATTCAAGGTTTTAATAAGACAGAATATAGAAATAGGACATTTAAACATAAAAAATGTTAGAAGGTATTAAATTAACATTATCGCATTTAATTAAGGGCAGTCTGGTTTTAGCTTCTGCACCTGAAGGGCTTAATGATCTTGAATATACAATAACAAGATCGGATAAGTTTTATGGTGCTATTTTTCAGTTTTCCGGAGATTTGGGATTTACAAATGATGGCAAGAATTATATTGATGACATTCTTGACACTTATGGAATAACAGCAAAAGTTACACTCCTTTATGAAATAAAAAACCCCGAAACATTAATATATGAAACATTTGTTTCTGGATTATTAAATCTAAGCAAAAACAGTAGGGAGCAAAATTATACTTACGTTTCTTTTGAAAATACAGATTTTAAAACAAAACTAAATAATAGGTCTGGAACAAAAGTTCCCTATAATAGACAATATTCGATTGAGAATGTTGCTCTTTCCGGAATAACTTATGATTATATTAACTTGCTTTGTCAGGGTGTTTCGGCAAATACAGTAACACGAGCTATATTTCTTTATGAGTTATTTTATTCTATAATTCAACAAATAACAGATTCTGATTATAATGTTTTACAAAGTAATTTGTTTGGGCGTACTGAATTAAAAGATGCTTCCACAAATGAATATTATGTGTCAAATGGAGAATTCTATGATAAGTTCATTACAAAAGGGGTATACATAAGAGGATGGGATGAAAACGACTCTGAGATAAGCATTTCTCTTGATGACATATTTGAAGAAATAAATAAGATTATACCAATCGGATTAGGTTTTAGTATAGACCAGTATGGTCGTGAGATTGTAGTAATAGAAAAAAGAGAAACATTTTTTGAAAATAGATGTGTACTGGAATTAGATGATAATTCATTAAGCGACTTGAAAAAAACGGTAGCAGATGAGTTTTTATTTAGTGAATACGAACTTGGATCAAGTAAAAGTTCTAAAACAGAAATACCCTACGGGTTAACTGAATATCAGACAAAAGTTGAATATTCTGCTCCTATTTCGATAGTAAATAAAAAATTAAGCCTTGTAACACAATTAAGAACCGATGGAGTAGGAATAAATGACATAATAACCAACTATTTAAAAACAGGAAGCACCGATGTAAAACAGACCGATTATGATGAATCTTTATTTTTAATTGATTCTATGACAAGCGCTGGAACGTATGGAGGAAAATCATATACTTGGAAAAATAAAAAAGGTGAAAATTTTACAATTGATCTAAGGGCAAATGATCCAGGCTTAAATTACAATCTCGATCTTTCTGCTGCAAGAACGCTTATTCAAAGATACGGTAAATGGATAAATATTGGTCTTGATCAGGTAGCAGGACTTTTGAAATTTAATAAAGCAGAAAATCTAACCACACTTAGAACTTTAAAGACAGGAGATACAGACTACATTGAAGACTTTGCCGATATCGATATATCTATTCTTGAAACGCCAATAATGACAGGCAACAAGTTTAGTTTCAATTATCCAATTAATGTCTCAGAAATTAAAACATTACAATCCGGATTCTACGGACAAATTCAATTTTGGAATAATAATGAAATAAAAACAAGTTCCGGATGGATTAGCGAAATATCAACAAAACCTACTGATAAGCAAACAAATATGGAATTATATGAATGTGTAACTGTTGCTGAATTACTTGGTTTTATGTTAATGGAAGACGGGGCATTTATGCTTGCTGAAGACGGTTCATTTATGTTAATGGAATAAAAATGGCTGAAAACAAAAAATGGTCACAATGGTCAATAATAGAATCAACTGATATTGATTCAACAACTAGATTTCCTGTTTTAGATGGTTCTAGCAACTATGCAATTGTATGGGGAGATCTTACAACAGGACTTCTTTATAAAATTCAGCAATCATTATTCGCAACATATACACAAGTAGACTATACCGCTGATACTGAAAATTATTTAAATCTAGGGCTTTCTGCATCTTACAGATATGTAGAGATTGAATATATAATGGAAAGAGGTACAAAATATAGGGGCGGATTAATAAAGGTTGTACATGATGGAACCACGTCTTACGCAACAGACAATTATCAAGCAACAGAAGATGATTGTACTTGGGCTATTGTTCAACCAGAAGTAAATGGAGGAACACAAATGCAGATACAAATAGACTGTGACAATTCGGATGCAAATGATACAAAATTTAAATATAGGATTGTAAAACAAATACCAGTAGCTGATTAATGGCAAATGTCTTAGAAATACCAAGATTAAATGTATTGAGATTTGTGAGAACAGATAATCAGGCAACTAATATTGTAAATTTTGACAACAGGTTGCTTCATCAGGAAGATTATCGTTTCTATTATGAAAAACCATATTATCAAAAATTTAATATTGCCGATCCTATTCTAACACAGATATCAACTAATTATGCTTTGCCTACAACTAAGCTTGTCAATGCAATTACAACAGCGGATACAACATTAACAGCATGGGCAACTATTAAATCGGTTTCTACTGAGTCTGATGGAACTGTTACATTTTACGATCTTACTATTGATACCACTTATTTGTCTGGTTATTATTATATAACAATGACATTCACGGGAGGTATTGTTTATCAAAGTGAATATTTCCATGTTGGCGATTATTCTGATTATACAAAAGTGCAATATACTCATTCGGAAATTGGTGAATTCAAGGGAATATATTTTTCAGGGGTAGAGACATTTGTATTTAGATTAGACTCAAGACTTGTAGAAGTTAGATATGGATTAAACAAAGTCACCAATGAGAGTTTTAATGCAAGATTAGAGAATCTTACTACTGATGCAAAAAGATATGCTGTTTTAGAATTAGACGCTTTGCCCCGCTATATAATTCAATTATTGAATGTGGCCTTGCAAATAGACACACTAATAATAAATAATGTTTATTATCAAGTAGAGGAGGGATTAGAAACGGAATTTGTGAAAGAAGGAAATATTGCCACAAATATGTATACTGGCAATCTGATATTACGTGAAGTAGAATTTGAAGTATACGAAAATATAGTTGGAATTGAAGAAATTGAAACATTCTATGAACTTATAAACGAATTAGGTGATGCGGAATTGATAGATTCTAGTGATATTGAGTTAATAGCAGGATAAAAATAAATACCATGGCAAACAAAAGAACAAAAGATTTAGATGTACAAGCAACAAGATTACCTGAATTATTAATATCAGTTGATAAGGCTTCTGGGTTTACTGAAAAAAAAGTTATAAGAGCTGATGTCTTAGCCCCCAAAATTGATGAGCTTACGTCTAGCGCTCCAAGCAATAGAGCAACTAGCATAATGAAATGGAACGATGGGTCTGGTAATGAATATTATACAGCAATAAATAATATTTATAAATTAACAAAAGATTTATCTTGGGCTTCTGGATTAAGCGGTACGACAAAGTTTAGAGTTGATGTAGGTGGTACTGAATATTATGCTACTGGTGTAGTTGTTGCAGAATATATTGCTGCTACTACTGAAATTGATACTAAAATTGATACAGTAATTACAACATTGCAAGAATCTTATAATATATCATTACATGATGCTGGAGGTGTTTCGACTTTTGGTACTTTAAAACTGAGAAGATTTTGGAAATTAGTTACAGGAGTGCTAGAAGTAGGTTCGGTAGAATCTTTATTTGTTACGTCTTCGGATGTTCTTCCTGAATCTTTGCGCCCGGCTGTTGATGAAATGTTTACTAGACCATCTTATTTAACTGGTGATGAAAATCATATTGCATTCTTAACTGATGGGACTATTCAATTTAGAATTGATACTGCCTCTGGTGAAACAGGCAATTATCCTAATATACCAATTTCATATTGTATAGAATGAGAAAAATATTATTTATATTATTTGTAGGCTTAGGAACTAATCTATTCGCAGTTCCAAAACCAGCATTTATAGGAACATATGTAAAAACAGATACACTAAAAGCTACAAAGATTTATGTATCTTCTTATTTAAATAGCCTAAAAATAGTAGTTGATGATACCATTACGTGTGATTCTGTTAAAGTGGGATTAATATGGATATCTCCTTATACGTTAGGATTAAAAGCATCGATTAGTCAGATGAGTGATTCTCTTGCTGGCAAACAAGACACTATAGGAATTATTACAAGTTCTGTTGACAATAAGTATCTCAGAAAAGATGGTACATGGAATGAAATTGAGCCTCCTAGTGGTGGATATGCGAATAATATCTACTATAGTAATATTGCTTCAAGTTATCCTCCTACTTATTTGACTCTTAGTTATAATCCTGATGTTTCAGCCGTTGTTTGCACTACTTCTGTAACTAATGATACCGTATTAGCAAATACATATATGTACACAAAAGGAGTTGCTACAACTCTTTATCCATCTGGCCTTTGGTCGTTTTCATTTTATGGTAAAGTAAGCAGTGCGGCTGGTATAAGTAAAATTATGGTAACTTATTTTAAAAGAAATGCCAACGTAAAAACAGATTTATTTTCAGTGTGGAGCAGTGAAATAAATAATACAACAGATGATTGGATTCAATTTGTCTCTACTCAACCCTCATTTGTAACCTTAGAAACCGACACCATGGGGGCTGAAGTTTGGGTCTATACTGATGGTAGTGCAAAAGATATTATGTATATGGTCGGTAATGGATATGCTTCTTATTTAGCGACACCAAACCGTATAAGACATAGTCAATTAAGGGATTTAAATGGGGATACTTTATATCAACATGTAAAAGCATCGGATACGCTAAAATGGGATAATTACGAAACAAATAAATTAGCGAAAAATGATTCTACGGGCACAGGCGCAAAATATGTTACCAGAAAAGCTTTATTGGATTCAATAACTAATCGCACCGTAAAACTTGTAAATACCCGTTCTATTGCTGGTTCCGATTTTGTTTTTTTTAAAGATGGTAATTATCCTCTTTATAGTGGAACGGCTCATGTCCTTACGTTTAATGGAGCATTTATTGCAGGCAACAGGGAAAGCGGTTATACCGGAACAGCTATTGCTGGACATTCTCCTGGCGGAATTGGAAACTTAGGTTATACAAGTACTGGTACTGCTTTATACGGTACAGCAGCATCAACAGGCATAGGAGTTCAAGGAATATCTTTTGGTGGATTAGCTGGGAAATATACAACTTCTACCAACAAAAATATAGTTGAATTTTGGAAAAGTGGAACAAATTCAGGGTTAAAGGATGCTGTTGATACACTTGGAAACATTTCAATTACTAAAGACTCTATTAGAGTTGGTGGAATACTTAAGAAATTTATTACCGATTCGTCGAATGTTGATACAGTAAATACTAGTGCTTACCGCTATTATATACCAGCAAAAGCGCTTATAACAGATGGAAATTCTATCCATTTTAAGTATGTAGGAGTTTATAAGAATACTATTTCTTTGAAATGGGTCAATGTGTACTTTAATGATACATGTAGGTATGATTCCTATGGAAACTACTATACTCAAGCAGTTGATAGTTGTTGGATAGTAGAAGGTGATATTATACGAGTAAGTTCCACAACAGCTAAATTTTCTGTAACTAATTACACATCGGGAGCTAGTTTGTTGGCTCCAAGATATAAACTAATTTCTAATTTAAATTTCAACAATTTAATTAAGATTCATATAACATTAGATACTGACAATACAGACGGAAAAACAAATGATTTAACAGCTAAGTACGGAATAATAGAATATAAGCCATGATCCAACATTATACAGGAGAAGATTTAAGTAAAAGTATAAAACGCAAAACCGATACCGGTACGTATTATGATTTAGAAATAACATTTTCTGAGATAATAGTTTATTTTGTAAATGGGACAAAAACAGTAAAATTCTCAAAAACAGCAAAATCAGGATACACGCAAATGATAAAAATATCATCTACTGAATACAGTTGTGAACTTTCTTCTGATGACACTTATTATTTAGGGGCGGGAAGCATTCTTTGTAGTATGAATTTTATAGCTAATGCATCTATTGAAGATGCAAGGCTTAATAAAATTATAGAATGCATTCCTTTTCAATTAATAAAATCTAAAACAGAAACAGAACGATGAGCGATATAATTGAAATAATAGATAATTCGACTCAGGATGTTATTGAAATAATAGACAATAATTCAATTACTGTTAATTCAGAATTAGATTCAAGATCCGGAATTAATGATATTGAAGAACAAGGAACTGATATTGCTTTTGAGACAGATTTAGGTTCTGATGGAAATGATTATGTATTACATTTTTGGTGTCATGATTTATCTGGAAAAAAAGTATTTTGTACAATAACTAACAAAACAGAAAGTGGATTTACGGCAGTTCCTGATGCTGATTGCACTATTGAATGGGACGCAAAATTAATTAAAGATGCTAATAAACAAGGAATCGTTGCAATAACAACTTCTGGGTATATACATACTTTTACAATACCTTATAGTGTTATAACTAATTACATTCCTATTTGCTGGTGTTATGATTCAAGAGGCAGGGAAGTTTTTTATACGCTGATTAAATCTGTTGGAAGTTTTGCTGTTACTCCAGATGCTGATTGTACTTTAGAATTTGATATAATAAGAAAAAAATGAAAAAAATAATTACATTATTGATAGTTGTGTTATCAATTTCGGCAAATGCCCAAGTGGTAAAAAGATTATATTTTAATGAAGTTACTTCATTATCAGTAACTCCAACAGCTGGAGAATTATGTTTTTACAATGATACAATGAAGTACTACGATGGTACTGTTTGGCAAAATTTATTTACATCTTTGTCTTTTCCTGATACAATAACAAAAATTGCCACAAAAACAGATGTAGCAAATGCAACGCCAGATTCCAGTATCTACAAAACTACCTATTCATTTAAAACGGATACTACAGATAAATGGTTGTCTAAAGCTGGAACAGCATCAAATAGTAATTTATTACAAGGTAAAGATTCAATTTATATAAAAGAAAACTGGGGAGGTACGGTTGTTGATACAACTAAAACAGTAGCATCTGGACATTACGGGACTCAATATGATTTAAGTTTAAAAGTAGACAAAGTTTCAGGAAAAGAATTAAGCACAAATGATCTTACTAATAATTTGAAAAATCAATACGATAAAGCGTTTCCAGATACATCTTCTACCTGGAATGATACAGTTAAATGTAATATCGGAATACGAAAATTTAACAACTATTCCCTAACGGGCAATATTACATTTCAGATTAAACCAGTAACAGCATATTCAGGATATGTTGAATACCGTCAGATAAGTAGTAATGGAACATATACCTGGAATTTAACTAAGTTAACAGAGGCTGGCGGAAGCATTGCCGCTGACAATACAAATGGAGTTATCAATTATTACATAATATGGTATTTAGGTGGGAATAAGTTTTTTTATAAACGTTACTATTAATAAATAGTATGAAAAAATTAATTTTTATATTTCTATTATTCGTTGGAATTGGAGCAAACTCTCAGATAACTTCTATTTTAGGGGATGATAATAAATATTCTGGAACTATCTTGCTAGGAGATAACTTTAATTCCCACACTATAAATACTTCTACCAATTGGACTGTGACAAATCCAGATCCAACTAAAGAGGAAATTGTGTCAGACGGATATTCTTTATATTTTAAAACTACAGGTTTAGCAACTTCTACATTTAATGCAAACAAAATAACATCAAAAAGTACATTTACATCAGGTGTATTGAAGTTTTCAGTAAGTTGTCCTTACGGTAGCGCTCCTACAATCTGGATGGGGTGGTATGTTAGTACAATTAATTGCGCATATATTGTATACAATTCTACAAATAGGCAATGGGATTTCGTTATAAAAGTAGCAAATGTAGCTGTATATACACTTACGTCAGCAGGCGGAGAAAATAATTCTTTTAAAATAGTTTATGCTGCAAATAACGATATTTCACTATACATATGGAATGGTAGTTCGTGGATACAACGTGGTGTAACAACTAATGCCGATATAGGGACAAATAAATATGTATGGGCAACAAACAGAAATTCTTTAGGGGACAGGTCCTTGTTGTCAATAGACGATCTTTATGTGACAAATACAAATTATACAACTTACAATCCTATTTTTGAACCGTTGCCTACAAAATGGGTAGACGTTAGACAGGCAGGAGCAAAAGGAGATAGTATTAACAATGATGCGATATCTATTAATGCTGCACTTTTAACTTGTGATACACTTATATTAAGAAACGGTAAATTTAAAATCAATAGTCCTATAAGAATTCCTTCTAACAAGAAACTTGTTTTACATAATGCAACTATAATAAGTGCAGCTAATACTTTTGAAAATGCTATTTTTAACTATGATACGACAGGGAATTCAAATATATCAGTAATAGGAATTGGCAATGCATCTATTGACCATAATTGTAAAAATAATAACGACGGGTCTTCTAAAACAACATGGGGCAAAAAAACATACAATAGTTATAAATATATTTCTGTTTATTTTCTCAATTGCTCAAATGTAAATATTCGCAATATTCATTTACTGAACATGAATGCTTATGGATTTTGCTTTCAGCATACGCAACATTCAAGTATAGAATATTGTAGTATTCAAGCCAATACACTTATAGGTAATCAAGTTGCCGTAGGAATAGGTTTTGGTTCCGATTATATTACAGTAGATAGTTTGCAGGGTCGAAGTTATGATGATTTTATAGCACTTGAAGATGCAACAACAGCAGATTTCCAGACACCGTCTTACAGGAATTTTTTACCGGCCGATTCTGGAACTTCTAATATAACATTAACAAATATAAACCCCTGGTATACAGGTAATAGTTTACGAATTATTGCTTGTGACGCACATGTAATCAAAGATGTTACGATTGATGGTTATCATATTATTTCCGCAAATGTTTGGCCGTTTTTAATTGGACAAGATGCTTATTGCCAGATTACATTGCCTTTAAACGCTCATGTTCGAAACATAACGGTTAATGATTTTACAGTGGTTTCAATTGGTTCCTCACCTAATGAGGCTATCTATCTAGGGTCTAGCTGTAGCTATATAACATTTACAAATTTTGTAAATGGAACAGCAAAAAATGATTATGCCGCATTGCGAACACCTACAAATATTTGGTTAAACGGAGTACAAATTTATTAAATATGAAAAACATAGCAAAAGCATTTATATTATTAATATTACTTTTTGGTTGCCGAATACAAAAATACAACTATAATTCGCAAGACAGATATTTGACCCTGATGAAAGGTGTAATGGTTAATCTCTATCAAATAGACAAGTCTAACGGTTATAATGTTCAGGATCGTATTAATGGAATTGGTCACAACCCTAACGCATATACAATGCTTTCATTGAAGCAAATGAACGTGATTGAGTTTTGCGTGAAAGACATCATTGACAATAAAATTCAGGGTGATTTAATTGAATGTGGCGTTTGGAGGGGCGGGGCAACTATTTACATGCAAGCTTTATTAAAAACATATAATGATACAACCAGAAGAGTTTATGTAGCCGATTCTTTTGAAGGTTGCCCGAAACCTGATGTTAACAAATATCCCGAAGATGTAAATTCAAATTGGTACACTAACAGTAACATAGCTGTATCGTTAGAACAGGTACAAGCTAATTTTAAGAAATTCGATTTATTAAATAATAATGTAATATTTCTTAAAGGCTGGTTTAAAAATACTCTTTCAACTGCACCTATAAAAAAATTGGCATTATTGCGGGTTGACGGGGATTTATATGAAAGTACTATGGACGCTTTAGTCCTTTACGATAAATTATCTATAGGCGGGTATTTTATTTGTGACGATTACGGGTCGATACCACAAGCAAAAAAAGCAGTAGACGATTTTCGTAAGAAAAATAATATCACCGAGAAAATAGTAAAAGACGATTTCACGGGTATTCATTGGAGGAAAGAAAAATGAAATGGTTCATGTTGATTTTTGGAATAGTTACCGGAACGATTATTTGCTTGTTCGGGATTAAGGCATTAATTATTTCGTTATGTGTTTATTTTGGAATTGCGATAGTTATACTTTTAATTATGTGTATCCCGGTTTTTATAGGTTCTGAAGATGTTAAAAAAGTTGATAATTGAAGTTTAATTTAAAAATAAAGTTATGACAAAGTTTGTAAAAGGATTAATAATGACACTAATAGGTGTTATTGTTGCGGCACTGAATACTACTCCGGTAGTATGGTCGGTAGTAATAGTTACATTAATTGGAACCGCTTTAGTTTATACGGGTAAAAATGCTTGGTTTCAATCTAATTCCCAGCAAGGCAAATTAGAGTTAAGGGATATTTTCAGTGCCCTTCTTATAGCAGCCGGTACATCTGTTGTTTCCGCTGTAGCATCTATAGCCGGGACTGGGGCAATAGATTGGATGTTATTGCTAAAAACTGTATCTGGCGTTATTTTGTCTTATTTGGGTACAACTGTATTTACTGGAAATCCCGTAAAGAAATGACAATTCAAAAAAAATCAAATGCCCTAGCAATAATAATTATATTATTGCTAGCATTTCTTGTGTTTTCTAGTTGTACTCACTGGGGATGGGTTTATAAAAATCAAAGCGAAGTTTGTAAATTCTGTAATCAACAGTTAATTGATTCCGGAAATGTTATTACTACATACATTGATACTTCAATCACTGAAAGTCAATTAATGCAAGAAAATGAAGACCCTGAACCTTTTTGGCTTCAAATGTATCTTGCCTGCGATTCAAACAATCAAGTATATATTAAAACACTAAGTAGGATAGATTCGATTGCTAAAGCATTTAAGCCTAATTATGATTATACCTTTGCTTTAAACAAAGGTAAATTAGATTTAAGAGTTTGGCAGGATTCAATAAAAATATTACATGAGCAAATAAATATTCTTATCAAAGAAAAACAAGAAATAATGAAAATTGAACCCAGGATTGTAATTGATGGAAAAGGACGGGATACATGGAGAAAATATTTTTTTATTTCGCTAGCAATTAATATTTTATTTATTTTAGCTATTATATTAACATTTAAATTTTTAAAAAAATGAGAAACCCAAATGAAAAACCTCCTGTACCTCCAGGTGGAGGTAAGAAAAAAGTTAAAAAGTAAATAACATGAAGAAATTTTCCAACATTTCAATTTTAGTTTTGGTATATATAATATTTAGTTTTTTATATCAGTCTTTTTCTATTGATATTAGGGTTGAGTTGGCCAAAGAATTACTTCCATTTTCAAAACTTATATCAATTCAAATGGCCATGTTTTATTTTGTAATCTATGGTACATTTTTTTGGTTTGCAACATATATAAGAAAAAATTCTTTTTTATTGTTAGACAGGTCTGCGCTATGGGTTTTTAAATGGTATGTTGCTGGAAAATTTCTTTATTCTACTTTATTTATGTATGTTGATTTTCCGACATATATTGAATCATGCAATTCAAGATTAGCATGTTTGTGTTTTTCTGGTTCTTTATTGATTGCTTTATTGATAATGATTTTAACAATTATCAGGGATGAATGAAAAGGTAAAACAATATATTGGATATATTGTAATATTTATGACGGTTGCATTTGCGGGATGTCTTACAATTTTTGCTTATGTGGTAAGAGGAAAAGCAGATATTATTTATGTTGATAGAATGGATTCTATTTATTATAAAGATGTGTCTAGAAAATGCGATCAAATTATTGATGCACAATTGGAGTTTGGACGAAAATTAGATAATTATCAAAATGCACGAAAAAGAAATCAGGGAAGAAATACAGGAATTAAGAAGTGAAATTATGAATTTACTTCACGAATCCAAGATAGAGGCAAGAGAAGATGCTAGGGATCGCATGACAACTATATATTGGATTATAGGAATTTTTATTACTATAGTAGTAAGCATAGAGGCAATTAATAGATTATCCATATCTAGTTTAAAAAAAGAAATTACGGATTTTAAATCAGATATAAGTATGAGGCTTTGCCCCCTTGTAAGCCTTATAAATACACAATCAGATAAACTTGATGCAATATCTTCAAATGATATTCAAAAATATATGATTGCAAAAACTAAAGAAGATTCTATAAATAAAGCGATAATAAAACAAAATTATGTTTTTGTGTCAAGGGGCGTGATAATAAAAAACGAAAACGAATGAACGATAATGAATTTTGTGATTGGAAATGCAAAGATTGTGGACATACAAATCATTACTGGGAAAAAACATGCAAATGCTTAGAAAATGAAAATATCAGAAAAAGGAATAAACTTAATAAAGTTTTACGAATCGTGTCGGCTAAAAGCCTATAAATGTCCTTCAGGTATTTGGACTATTGGTTGGGGGCACACACAAAATGTAAAAGAAAATGATACTTGGACACAGCAGCAAGCAGATAATGTATTATTGAATGACTTAATTGAGAGGGAGGCTGTTATTAATTATTTAAAATTAAACCTCACGCAGAATCAATTTGATGCTTTGGTAAGTCTTGTATATAATATAGGATCTGGAAGGTTCCAGCGTTCGCCTGTTAGGGCGCAGATAATAGTTGATGCTAATCATCCCTGGATTAGAACAGCATTTTTAAAACATGTTTACGACAATAAAGGCAATAGATTGCCTGGTTTAGTTGCTAGAAGAAATAAAGAAATTGAATTGTATTTTAGTTGATTTTTTCATAGTTGATTAGTTTTAGTTAGTTTTAGTTAGTTTTAGGTTTTACCCGGTCAGAAATGGCCGGGTTTTTTGTTATTTTAACCTTATTTAAAATTTGTGTGTTTTTTTTAAATAAGGACATTTATAATTTAAAATTAGCAAGTCTTATTTGTTCATTAACTTGAAGTCCTAAACTTCTCAAATAAATCATTGTAATTTTGATGTCAGAATGCCGACATTGAGACATAACCAAATATGGATTTTTGGTAGCATTAAATAAGTCAGATGCTCCTGTAGCCTTCCATGAGTATAGTGTTTTTTCTTTTCCAATTTCTAAAAAATCTAAATATTTTCGATGAAGTTCTGTTATGTAATCAGGTTTAGCTAGCCTGCTCTCACCTGAAGATAAATTATAAGAAAATATATACCAATGCTTCGGCAATAAATTTAATCCCATTTCGTATAAAATTGGCTCAAATTCGCTAGGAATTGTAACACACTCTTGCTTTCTATTTTTGCTTGCTTCGCTCTGGACTGTAATAGTTTTGTTTTCAAAATCAATATCCCCGATTCTGAGTCTTATTATTTCAGTCCTTCGTAAAAAACAATAATACATGAATTGAATGAAATAATATAACTTTACATTTCCGGTTTTTAATGTATCTTTTAGCTTTCTTTTTTCGTTTTAAAAAGATTTATCTTACCTCTAAATTGAAATTGCTTTCCCTGAAAAGAAAATCCAACAAACCATTTTTTTTTAAGGTCGTAATTAAAATGATAAAGTTTAGGATTAGAAAATAGTCTCATATTATTTGAGGTTTTATTTGAGATATGGCCATAAGTTATTTATATTAAAATCCCGATTATCTGTGCAATAATACACTGCTAATTTTTTGGCATATTCATATTGTAGGGTAATGTAGTATCCATTTCTGTAGAATTTAGCAGAGTCTGTATTGTAATATTTTTTTATACAATCTTTAACTTTGATATAATAATCATTTCCCTGATTTTGAAAGTAGAAATGAACAACTTCAGCCCTCCATGTATCGATAGATTTCGGAACATACGCTATAGTAATATAATCACATAGATAACTTTCCGGGAAACCAGAGTAGGTATGATATACATTATGATTAAATGGCGTAAGGCTATCGGCCTTAGCTTTGAATACAGTATAATCAAGTATTTCATCCGAAATTCGTGGTTTATTGAGAAAATACCAATTAACAGTTCCGTCAATTCCTATCCATCTTGTAAATGGAGGTGTTTGATCTGATTTATTTTCTTCTTCCTTTTCGCAAGCAATAATTAAAATTGCCGACATAATCAATAATAGCTTTTTCATTTTATTTAGTTTTAATTTAAAACTGATATACGCAAAATACGTGTTAAGGTTAATAATTTCATAATTTATTTGCTTATGACTGATTTATATCATATATTTTAATGATAAATATCATTATTAAAAATACACAACAGTTAAATTAAACAGTAACTTTAAGTTGGATAATCTTGCATCTTTTTTTTAACCAGTTTGTTTGTTTAGGCTTCCACCTTTAAGTGAATTTAATTGCATTCGCAATGACTCGATTAACTCATCTTTAGTCCTCATGATAATCTCATCTCTTTCTATAATTTTTTTTAAAAGATTTATTTTTTGTTTAAAATCAATTATCTCGTCTATTTCTTTGTTGTCTAATAATTTATTTCCCAATCCCTTAATCAGCCAATTAGGATTTATATCTGAATATCTTTGTAAAATTTTTTGAATTTTATCTATACCTATATTGGAATTATTGGTAATAGTTTTGGCTATCGTACCAGCGGCCACATTGCATTCTTTTTCAAAGGCATTTACCGACCCATGTGTCTTATCTTCAATAATTTCTTTAAGTCTTTCGTTTATAGACATTTGTAAAAATTTGATGAAAATTAGTAAAAAATATTACAAAAAACTTGTATCATAATCTAAAAATGTCGTATAATTGTACAAACATTTATATGAAATAGTAACGAAATAGTAACGAAATAAAATACAAATATATAAAGATTATTTAATTTTTAAAATATTTAAAAATGTGGTCGATAGAAGAACTTAAAAACATTAGAGAAAAACTTGAAAAACATGGTATTACAATGGATATGATCGCAAATGAATTACCGGGTAAAAGTAAAAATAATAGAATGTGCGCTCAATCTATTGGAAATGTTTTCGATGGTAAATATTGTAATTCAAAAGTAATTGATAAGGCTTTTGAAATGATAAAAAGGGCAAAATTAAAAGAAGAAAACATAAGGGCAAAATATAAAAAATTAATTGCCGAAGATTAAAATATTAAAACCAAAAATCATGAAAACTAACAAATTTAAATTCGGTGATGTCTTGACATTTTCGGGACAAGAAATATTCGTTATAGAGGATTATGGCTGTTGCGGGGTAATAGCAATGGATGGCAAGGTATACGGGGGATGGTATTGGCAAATTGGAGAAATAAAGTGCGAATTTGTCAGAAATTCTACAGATAAAGAGCTTGAGAATCTTCATGTTTTGGTTGATTAGTTAGTTTTCATTGGTTTTCTAAGCCTCAGTAGTTAGGTATGCTGGGGCTTAGTTTTAAAATCAAAAGAAGTATGCTTAATCAAGAAAAAATAATAAAGTTGTTCAATAAACTAGACCTGGTTGATAAAGAGAGGTCTGAGATAATGCAAGAGATATTTGAGGCTATTGAACACAAGTTAGACAATCCTAAAAAGCGTAGAAATCCTAAAAGAAAAAGAATAGAATTTTATGAAGATTATTTCAGAAAGCTTAATGCAAAAAAAATATGAAATCTATTAAAAAAGAGATTAAGAAACAGGCATCAAGAATGACTGATTTAAGAAAGACTATTGATAGATTGGAACAGATAAAAATTAATTTGTATGAATGAATTAATTAAGATACAAGAAAATAATTATATAAAGATTTATTTTGAAAAGATATTGGAGTTATCAAAATCAGGTATTGAATATCCGGTAAATCTTGAAGATGTTTGGAATTTAGTTTATGAAAGAAAAGATAATGCCACTAAAGCATTAAGAGAAACATTCATTGAGACAGTAGATTATGAGCTTCGCCAAAATGCGGAGGTCGTGAAAATCAATGATTTAATAAATGGAATAAAAGTAGAATGCTTTTTAAGTTTAAGTTGCTTTGAGTATTTTATTGCCAGAAAAGTTAGAGAAGTATTTAATATATACAGATCAGTATTCCATAGGGTTTCTGAAACATCAATTCAACTTCCAAATTTTAACGATCCTATTATTGCTGCTCGTGCTTGGGCTGATGCAATGGAGTTAAAAAATATTTCAGACAACAAAGTGAAAGAACTCTCTCCAAAGGCTAAAGTCTACGATCAAATATCTGATTGCACTAATTTAAAAACAGTTAGTGAAGTTGCTAAAATTATAGGAACAGGTGGCAAAAGATTATTTAAATGGATGCGAGAACAGGAAATATTAATGCACAATAATATTCCATATCAAAAATATATAGATCAATGTTATTTCATGGTAAAGACAAGATCGATCGAAGGCATAAACGAAGATTATACTCAGACATTTTTTACATCTAAAGGGGAATTATGGATTACTAAAATATGGAACAATACACATAGTGAACATTTAATTCATAAATAAAAAATGGTTATGAAATTAACAAAACTAATAGATGTAATGTGTTTAAATACGATCAATGATTGTATAGAAAATGCAGTATTTTCAGTATTTATAAAAGAATATGATAAATATATTAAAGATTTTGGGGATGCTTTTATAATTCAAATTCCCGTAGATGAAAAGATAACTTATAACCAGGTTATTTATGATTTAATTGGTTCATTTGAAATACTAGGTTATTTGTACGGAGAGTGTCCGGTTGTTCAGGATATTTGTTTTGATTTAGGAATATACGACAATTCTGGAAATGAAATAAATGTGATTTTAAACCGGCCTAAAATAATTAACCATTTAGAAGTAAAAATTCAAAACATTTTGAATCAATGACAAAACAAGTCTATATATCGAATGACATTTGCTTAGTCTATATCGAACATGGCAATATGAGAACAATAAAAATATTCAAAGACGCCAATATGATAGATAAGATAGACAAACCTGGAAATTATACAGAGAAAGATTTTGATGAATTTGTGAAAAAAACTAAGGAACAACTTAATAAATAAAAATCTTAAATAATGACTAAAAAATTAAAATACTTAACAAAAGACCAAGAAAATTTAATTTCTACGGTAAAGCAAAAATGGCTTGATTTATTTTACAAAGATCAAGAAATTGATAAAAAACGAGCAATAGAAGAAATTACCTGGTTATATGAATTTTGCGGCAAAGAAAAACCAACTATATTTTTTATGGATTCTCCTATAGGTTGTCAGATAATGGGCAACATCTGGGGCAACATCGGGGACAACATCGGGGACAACATCGGGGACAACATCAGGGACAACATCAGGGGCAACATCGGGGGC